ACGTCGCCCAGTGCATCCATGCCAGGGCTGCGGCCGTAAGCATCATTACCAACGATGTCCCAGCGCGGTGCGATGAATGGCTTTTCATGAAAGCCCCGAGTGCGCAGCAGGTAGTTGCTGCCGCTGCCCAGTTCCCAATACACCTCACGCCATGGCATACCCTTCACGCCTGGTGCTCCGGGTATCAGGTCCGAATTCTTCTCGATCAGGTGACCTACCTTGACCTCGCGCGTGAGCATGGCGCCACCGGTCTTGATCGCCCCCTGAATTGTCGGGCTGCAATTCTCCAAGCCGAACATCTCGGCCACCTGTTTGACGGTTAGCACGAACTCGCGGCACAGCGTACTGACGTCCTGGCGGTCATCCTGCGCAAGAAAATACTCGCCGGCGCAGGTGTTGAAGCACCGAATCACGTCGTCATAGTCGTGATAGATGATCATCGGTCCGGTACCGAACGCGCCTAGATCGCCGTAGACAGTGGCCAGCGAGGTATAGAAATTGGACTCAGCAAACACAGTGCCGAGCCGCTTCTGACACTCGGCCAGCCACAACTTGACCGGACCCAGCTCATTGAGCACATCATTGTCCGTGGCCAACTTGAACCATGGGCGGCCTGGGCTGGTGATGCCAGACATCATGCCGGCAGCCAGCACACGCAGCGCCACGGTACCGGTGTTGTCAACGATGCGCTGATTGATCGGGCTGCCACGGTTGCCCTGATTGGCCGTGATCAACCACTTGTATCGACGTGGTATCAGGTAATCAGCGATCTCGCGCCAATGCGTCCACCAGCTCATGCGGTCATTGCGCAGCGCGATCAATAGCTGGTCGCAGTGCTGGCGCAGGCGCATGGCTTCCGGTGACGCCTTGTCACCGGCTGTGCGTTCGGATAGGGCGAGATCGGCCATTTACTTAGGCGCCTGTGACTGCTGCTGGTGTATCGACAGCCGGCGCAGCTTCAGCAACCGGTGCCGGCGCTGGCGATGCGTCAGCGGTTACAGAAGGCGCAGGGATGGACGGAGATACCGAAGGCGATGCCGAAGAAGCGCTGCTGGTATCCACTGCCACCACAGACGGTGCAGCGCTGTCGCTGGTTGCTACTGACGCCGAGTAGATCGGCGTAGTGCTTGGCGACTCCCCCGCGGCACTCACGCTTGCAGCGTCCGTGACTGGCGATGGCGCTGATGGCGGCTGATCGAATCGCTCCTTGAACGCTTCGAAGTCATCGCGCAGATTGACAACCTCATCAGCAACGGCCTGCTTGAACGCTTGTTCGGCCTCTTTCAGAGCGAACTCAGGATCAGCCAGCTCAAGGGCTTTGTGGATGGCCTCTTTGATGGCCGCAAGTTTTTCATGGATGAACGACATGGTTTAGCTCCCTAACAAGGTTTTGGTGCCAGTAGTGGCGGGGGTTGTGAGGCCGTTGGCCCCGGTTTGAATCGTTGCTGCCGGGCCTGTTGCTGCGCTGGCGCGCGATGCCACTGTCTTGCTCGCCTGCACTGATGCTGGCGATTGAATGGCGGGAATAACTGGCGCTGCTGCAACCGGTGCGACTGCTGGAGGAGATGAAGAGCCACCCATGATTTACCTTTCGTATGCTGGTTCGGAGCGCTGCCCCGGTGGGTTAAAAGGGTCATATTCGTGCTGCACCATTGGCGTCCTATTGGCTGCTGCACGTCCTGCGTTCTGGTTTGGTTGCACCGGGTAGGCGAAGGTCAGGGCCAGCGCGTCGGCGATATCTGGAGACGACAGGCCGCGCTTCTTCATGTCCTTCTTTCCTTCAAGCTGGATGGCATCCTTGCCATCGCGCAGCACATAACCATATTCGCGGTCGGTAAGTTGCGAGCGCATATCCGGTTCATCTGGTATTGCACCGCCTGTCTTGATCCACTCCCGCATGACGCCCCACATCTCGGCGCCTTTGTTCGCGTACAGAACGCCTTCCTGCCCCGGCATTGAGCGATCTGCCTTCCAGCCAAAGCCGACTTCAGTTACAGGCACTCGCAATTGCCGTAGGCGATCAATCACCCCTGAGCCGGCGCCGGCATCGCAAAAAATTGCATCTGCACGATAGAACTCGTATTGCTCAGCAACGCGGGCAGCAAGTTGCATGTTGTCTATGCCCCGATATCTCAGGGGCGGGTGAGTACGTCCGTCCCTTCCCTTGCGGATGTAAATCACCGATTCGTCATCACCGAAGCGCGCAGGATCCACGCCTAGCACCAACGCCTCATAGATACCTGCGCCTGCCTCACGCTTGGCGGCTTCCTCAACGATGTCCGAGCCGATGAACTGCGTCGACCCAGCGCGCGGGAAAACGCCGCGAACACGAACACGCACAAAGTCGGAATCTTCTCCGTAATCGGCTACCCACTGATCGATCTGGGCCTTGTTCGTCATACGCGCTGTGCGGCTATCAATCTGTCGCGTGATCCAGCGGTGTTTCAGGGCGCCGAAGCATTCGCGAAATCGGCCGCTGTTGCGCGTCGGGTTCCCAAATGCAACCCAGACAATCTGCGTATCGCTATCGGTCAGAGCACCCTCCGACGTTTCCCAGATGATCTTTGGTATCGCGCTGGCCTCATCGAAGACTACAAGCACGCGCTTGCCCTGGTTGTGCAGACCGGCGAAAGCTTCAGTGTTGCGCTCTGACCATGGCGACATATCGATGCGCCAGGTCTTCTCATGCTGTGGGTCGCGGCTATAGATCGCCGTGGCTGTCAGTTCGAACCAGTGGCCGCAGATGCAGCGGCGATGCCACTTTGCAACCTCGGCCCATGTCTTGGTGCGCAACTGTGATTCAGTGTTTGCGGTAACTACGCCGCGCGTGTCTTCAAAGGTGCACAGCGCCCACAACACGATCCATGACACCAGAGCCGATTTGCCGATACCGTGGCCGGATGCGACAGCGATCTGGATAGCCTCTGACACTGTGATGTCGCCGGATTGCAGGCGATCACGAATCACCGTCAAGATGTCGATCTGCCAAACGTCAGGACCATCGTGTTCGGACAACTCGCCAACGCCCCAGTCAAATGCATACAGCACGAACCCGAGCGGATCATTCGAGAAGCCTGCAATGGCGGTAACAAGATCGTCTTCAGCCGTTGCCATTTGCCAACCTCTTACGCGCTATTTCCATGCGGCTGGCCAGATTGCTTGCCACCCCCTCCTTCGCCTGATCGCCAGTGATGCCATACGCTTCGCGCTCCAGCGCGAACAAGACCTTTGCAGCCTCTGTGAGTTTCTTAAACGCATCGATGCGACTTGTCTTTGAGCTGGCTTTCTCCAACTCTTCAAGTAGCTTGCTGGCGAGGTCGCGGTAACGTTTGATGTCCTGGCGATGGCTCATGCGCACCGCTGCAATAACCTCTGCATTCGCCTCTACTATCACCTTTTCGGTAGCCGCCTTTGCCGTGGCTACCTGACTGGCTACTTCGCGATTGGCTACCAGGGCATCGGCCTTGGCTTGAATCTTCTGTGACAGGTCACGCACCCAGCCGTCACGCTTTGCGCGCTTCTGAATCGCACCATGAGTAATCCCTTGGCTAGCTGCGATTTCACGAACCGAAAGAATCCCGGCCCGGTAATCTGCCTCTATGCGTTCCCAATCAACAGAGTTTGCAGGTGTTGTCACGGTCGTGGATTTCGTTGCCTTCAGTAAGGCTCAACTGTATCCATGACGTGCGACGAGAAGTCGTCGGTTTTATCCGGCGATGTTTAGAGGGGATGGTGTTGCGATCTTGCTGCATGGCGTTGCACCAGAGCAGCACAAGACGTTCGCCGCTTTCGTGGTGCGGCTCTACACCGTTGTTGCGCCAGCCTTTGATTGTGCTGGGTGGAACGCCAATTCTAGCCGCGATTGACGGGATTGTGAAACCCCCTCGCACAAGATCAGCGATAACTTGGGGCCAGTCAACGGGGTCATATTTGACGGGCAGGTGCATACATCAATGTTTTACCGAAGCAATCAAGATGCTGGTTTCCAACTTCCCCAATGCATTGAGCAGCCCTGCGGCATTGCCGAGCATCCAAGCTTGCGCGAGCAGCAAGCGATAATCGGCGTCTGGTACTTCGCGCAACAGCTTGTCTGCGACCTCTAACCCATCCGCTAGCATTTCTTGAAAGTCAGTGTTCATGATTTCACCCCGTCGCTTCAACATTGCTATAACCATCGCCAAATCACCAGGTTTGCAGTTCATGCCGCCACCTCCCCAAACAGAGACACCTGCGGCTGTGCCACGGCCAGCGCCGTGATAGTAATGACCACGCGCGCGCCGTGCTCGTCCGGCTCCATGCGTTCGGCGTTAATCCTGCGCACCCACTTGTCATCATCGATAGCGATACCCTTGATCGAATCCAGCAGCACCTTGTTGGCATTGTCCAGATCGATGCACATGACGGTGTCGTCCCATGCGGAGCCGTGCAGGCGCATGCGCTTCTGCCAGTCCTGCGGACGATTCGGGAACAGCCTGACATCGATCTGCACACGGCCGGTGATCGGCTTGCGCACGCCGGCAGACTTGATCAGCCAGCCAACCTGCTGCTTGTAGTCTTCGGCCTCCTTGGTGACGTAGGTCAGCGCCATAGCCTTGCGCGGAAACTTGGCCGGGATAATGCGGCTTGCCCAGTAGCGGTTTGCCGATATCGGATACGGCAGGGTCAGGGTGATCGAGTTCATGGGGTCTGTTCCTCCGCTTTTGCCTTGATCGATGCGTCCAGCGCGAACACATACCGGAACGCCTGAGCCGGGCAAAAGCCCGTATGACCCTCGCCAAAGTCAACGTAATAGCCGCCGTTATGCGGCTGATGGTTGATGAACCATTCTCGCCCAACCTCAAGCACGATCTGATCGCCGTGCGCGTCTTCGACCATCAGCCTTGTGTCGATGATGCCCTCCGGGTAGGTATCGACAATGCGCGCAGCAGCCACTGGCCGCTTGCATTGGTAAATCGCCAAGTTATTTTTCATTTTCGTTTCGCTCCTTCATAGCCTTCAAAACTTCTTCCCGGGTCGGTGTGCCCGGCGTTCTTTCAATCGCAACCAGCATGGCCGCCGCTAAATCCTTCCTTGGCCTGGTGCTCTCGACCAGCCGCACGCAGTCGTCAAGTTTCGTCAAGTCGTAGCGGCCACCTGTCATGGCGCTGATCAGGCGTAGCTGCCAGCAGTAATGGCCTGCTGCGCCTCCTTGAGCTGGAGCAGCGACACAGACTGACCGTGCGCCTCACGCTCAAGAATCCGTTTCGCCCAGCGCAGACCATCCACTGGCGCACCATTGCCCTTGAGCATTTCTCGTGAGTAGTCCGAGATTGCCGCCTTGGCCTTGGCGATATCGGCCTGACTGACCGGTGCCATTTCGATGCGCGGGGCAACGACAATGGCCGGCACCGGTTTGATTTCCTCGGCACGCACAGCATCCAGGGCGGCAGAAAAACGCGGCTTGAGCTGCGCGTGAGATAGGTTCGTCATTTCGTGATAACCGACCTTGATTGCCGCCCAGTAGACGGCTGGATGGGACCAGACGTCCTTGCCGTCACGACGTGCCTGGAGCTGAGCGACAGCCTCGACAATGGCGGCATCGACATCGAGGGCGGGACAGCAGAACGCCAGGAACTCTGGACCACTGGGCACGAAGGTGCCGCATCTGGCTAACCCGCGCTTGAGGTCGCCCAAGCTGCGCACGCCAGCGTTACGAAGGTCTTCACGCCACACGGACTTCGTGTTTTCGATGCCCGTATCCCGCTCTTTGCCGGTCTCGCGGTCCTTGACCATGACACCACTGCCGTACTGCTCCGTGAAGCGCTTGCCGTACTTGCCATG